GCATCAGTAAAAAAAAGTTCACAATCAGACAGTGATTTAATCAACCAAAATGCTTACTTTCAAGATCCTGGTATAACTGGTGGATATCAAGGAACTTCTCCAGGTTCTACAGCCAACACAGGAAGCAATCAGGATAAATTACCAACTTCAAATGTGCTTCACGATTATGCACCCTACAATTATGTGATCACACTCAGTTGTTTGGACAAAAACCATTTCAACGAAGGCAGAGAAGGAGACGGATTAGTGATTGCTCGCAGTGGAGGCAAAGGCACCACAGGACCCGGACCTCTCAGCAGAGATTTTTACATTGACAATCTTGTGATTAGAAACACCATAAGTCCTACCACAGCAGGAGGCCTAGGAGCAGTGTATCAAGTGTTGTTTGAAGTCACAGAACCCTACGGTGTTTCATTTATAGATGCTCTCATTCAAGCCGCTGACACACAAGGATACACCAACCACTTGGTAGCTGCATTCAAGTTGCGTATAGAATTCAGAGGAGTGGACGACGAAGGCAAACCAACTAATGCAATTCCTTTTAGCACCAGAGAAATTCCCATCAACATAGTTGCCGCAGAAATGGGCATCACAGCAGGAGTTTCCACATATCAAGTTACAGCAATGCCTTGCACAAATCTTGCATTTACAGAAATACACGGAAGAACCAAAGAATCATACAACACTAATGGAAAAACTATTGGCGAAGTTATCAACGATCTATTTCAACAAATCAATAACACACAACAAACACTGGTTGATCAAAACAAAGTAAAACTGCCAGATGAATATGCACTGGAGTTTGGTCAAAGCAAAGACATACTCAAAACAGAAATAGGCTATGATGCTAAATCTGATTCAAAAAATAATAAACTTTTTGATGTATCCTATGTCAAAGGCAATTTAATCAACAGGGGAATAGTGATACAAAAAGGTGTCCACATACAGTCTTGGATAGAATCTTTGATCAGAGAAAGTGATTATTACAAACAGCAATTTGATGATGCTATGAATCCTAAAAAGGATAGGCTAAAAATTCCAAGGATATACCCGCAACTTGAAATACTGGCAGATGACAACGGCAACAATAGGCCCCAGTACAGATTCAAATATGTGATCAGAGAACAAGAAGTCACTGCCGCTTATTTTTTAAAACAAGCACAAGATCTAACCAAAGACATTATCCCTTCCAGAGTGTACAACTATTTGTACACAGGCAAAAATCAAGATGTAATAAATTTTGATATTTCTTACAAGTTTGCATTCTATCAACCGATCCCCTACACAGAAAACACCACAAACGATCCACAAACAGATAATTTTGATGGCCAAATAGATGAAGTTGGAAACAATGATCAAACTGGTGGTGGCAACAAAGGTCAATCACAAGTGGTCAAAGAAGCAGAAGAGTCAAAGTTCAATCAAGGAATGACTCTCGCTGTCAACAAAAAGAATGGCGAAATTGGAAGAATTTTTGAACAGGTGATAGCAGATCCTGCCGCAGATATGTTGGTGACAACACTAGAAATCATTGGAGATCCTTTTTGGATAGCACAAAAAGAAGTGTCAAATAGATCTTTCGCTCTTTCACATCAAGAAGGTAATCCCAACACAGATGAACAAGGTGCTGTGGCCACAGACGAATCAGAAGTGCTGGTTGAATTGAATTTCAAAACTCCCCAGGATCTTGATGATGAGTCAGGATTGTTTCTAAATAGTGAGCGTGTTAGTTTTTCAGGCAAATACAAAGTTTTTATCTGTGCAAATAGATTTGCAGGCGGCGTGTTTACCAACGAACTAGAAATGGTGAGAATGAAATTCCAAGAAGATGACATACCTACTTCTGTTGATGTATCTGGCAGTTCCAAAGCAGGAATGCAGGGCAAACAAGGTAATTCTTATCCTAGTATGAATGTTGGATCTTTTGGTATGGACCCTACCCTAGGAGGAAGCCTAGGTACAGTTGAAGGAGATAACACAGGCGACAATGTAGAAAAAGTTGCTGTAGGTACAAATATTGGATCAAACTCTGGTGGAGCTGGTGCAGGATTTGTCCCTGAAGGTTTTACTTACACTGATGAATGGGAACTTACTGATTTACCTGTTCCAAGAATTATTATAAACAGTGGCAACGGTTTTAAAAAATACGAAGGTCAAGATGGAATCAAAAGATTGAAAGAAAATCTAGGAACTTCTGAACAAGCATCTAATAATGCTGGCAACAGAGGATATATTTTAGGCGGATTGTAATGGCAATTAATCAAAGAACACCGTCGTCCATCAATCAAACCATCAAACAGTTTCCAGGACCTTATGTTGGGTATGTAAAAAATTCCACAGACCTCAACAGGATGGGCAGACTGTTTGTGTTTATTCCTTCACTGCACGGCACATATGATGAAACCAACAAAAATCCTGAAAGTCAATTAATACCTGTCAGTTACTGTTCGCCGTTTGCTGGACAAACACCACTGTCAGAAACAAATTCAGTTATAGAATTTGCCAATACACAAAAGTCATATGGCTTTTGGATGATACCACCAGACATTGACACCAAAGTGTTGGTGATGTTTGCTGATGGAGATATTAATTCTGGATATTGGATAGGTTGTGTGTATGAAGATTATATGAATCACATGACTCCTGGTATTGCAGTGAGTCAACCAAATAAATTTGTAGGCACATCTGCAGAAAATGAAGAATATTATGTAACCAGAGGATTAACACAAGTACCTGTGGCAGAAAATCAACGTAAGGCAGAATCTGTAAACATTGCTAGGATTAATTCAGATCCTCGCAAAGACAATGCTTACTCTGTGAGACCTGCTCACACACCTTCAACACAGACACTGATCAATCAAGGATTAATCACAGATCCAGTGAGGGGAACCACAACATCATCCGCACGACGTGAAACACCATCGCAGGTGTTTGGCATATCTACACCAGGACCGATTGATTTTACAGGACAAACCACCAAAAAGAAAAGTGCCATCACAAGGCACGGCAAGATCTATAATGATGTCACAGATGAATTTGCATTTGACAAAGTAGCACACTCACGTTTGGGTGGCAACACATTTGTGATGGATGACGGCACACCAGTCAAGCGAGAAGGCTCTGTCAACAAAACAGAAATTGAAAATGAACTGATAAGATTGAGAACTCGTTCAGGCGCCCAGGTTTTATTACACAACTCAAAAGATGTTGTGTACATTATCAATAATTCAGGCACTGCTTGGATTGAATTCACCCAAGATGGCAAGATTGATGTGTATGCCAAAGACTCTGTGTCAATTCACACAGAAGCAGACATGAACTTTAGAGCAGACAGAGATATCAATTTAGAAGCAGGTAGGAACATTAACATCAAAGCCACAGGTCAATATGACCTAACTCCTTCTACAACAGGAAGAGTCCACATAGATGCATTTGCAAACATAGAAATGATAGCAGGATCAAACATAAATCAAAAAGCAGGCGGAGACTACAAATTGTATGCTGTGAATGGAAAGATTGAAGTTCAAACTAATATTGATTTTTATGCTGGCACAGATTTCTTGGCAAATACTGGTAATGAAATACACATGAACACTTCCGGCAAGGTGTCTCAGGGGCATGTGCCTAACACAGTGGTAGAAAGTTTGTCTATATTCAACAAAGCTATACCTACTGAACCATTCACACGCAGAGGTACAAGAGGCAACGGTACCATAATGAAAAGGGTTCCTTTAGCAGAACCTTATGTAGAACATGAAGACAAAATGAAAGATGAGACCACCTCGGATAAAACAGACCGAGAAAATACAGTTACGGAGTTGAATTAATGCCAGCAGTTGTAAGGATAGGAGATGCGTTGAGCACAGGACACGGATGCACAGGATCAACTACCTTAGCTGGTGCAAATCAAGGAACAGTTTATGCCAACGGAATATTGATGGCAGTTGTAGGAGCACCCACAGTGTCACATCCTTTTCCGCCTGACCCTCCGTGTGCACCGCATGTGGCAAACCTCAACGCTGGCTCGTCTACAGTTTTTGTTCATGGAATTGCACAGGGTAGAATAGGAGATTCTGCAGACCTAGGAGCAATGACATCTGGTTCGCCCACCGTGTTTGCAGGAGGTTAAATATAAAAAATGGCCATAGTAACATACAAAGATTCCAAACAGACCACTAGGTCACAAAAAACTCAAGTATTTTCTGGTTTTTCCACCCAAGGTAGGGAATTCCAAGACCCCAAACTGTATGACATTGAATTGGTCAAACAGGATCTGCTCAATCATTTCAACATCCGCAAGGGAGAAAAGTTGGAAAATCCTGAATTTGGCACCAACATTTGGCTGTATGTGTTTGACCCACTAGATCAAGACACTAAAAACTCCATTATTCAGGAAGTTGAAGATGTGTGTGCCTATGATCCCCGAGTTGATTTGGATCAAATTGAAGTGGATGAATACGAACACGGCATTCAAATCAGAGTATCACTGCTGTACATTGGCTACGGCATTGGCGAAACCATGGACTTGTTATTTGACAATCAACAAGGTCTACTCACAGGTCAGCAAACATTCTATCCTGCCAACACAACAAATTAAACTAGCAGATAATTTAATCAATAAATACTCATAATGGCATCAACCAATCGTCAAAACTCTCTTCTTGCCGCAAAAGCATGGCAAAGGATCTACAGAACATTCCAACAGGCTGACTTCAAATCCTACGATTTTGACACCATTCGCAGAACCCTGATTGACTACATCAAACTCAATTATGCAGAATCATTCAATGACTTCATTGAATCATCAGAATACATTGCACTCATCGATCTCATTGCTTATGTGGCTCAATCAATTTCATACAGAGTTGATCTCAATGCCAGAGAAAATTTCATCGATCTAGCAGAACGAAAAGAATCTGTGTTAAGATTGGCTCGTTTGATTTCTTATCAACCCAAAAGAAATATTGCAGGTTCGGGCTTTCTAAAAATTGATGCAGTCTCAACCACAGAATCTGTGTTTGATTCTTCAGGCAACAATTTGTCTAACACCGCTATCCTGTGGAATGACATCACCAACGATGCTTGGCAGGAACAATTCAACACAGTGCTCAATGCAGCCCTGCCCAGAGAACAGTTCATAGGCAAACCCACAGCACAAGACACTATTGCGGGAGTGCCCACAGAACTCTACAAGTTTAATGGTTCAAATCTTTCTGAACCCATCTATCCATTCACAAAAAATATCAATGGCATCAACATGACATTTGAAGCAGTGCCTTGTTCTTTTGTTGGTCAATCATATGTGTACGAAGAAGCACCTATACCTGGCAACTCGTTGAGTATGATCTACAAAAATGATTCCAAAGGATTCCAATCCAACAACACAGGATATTTTATTCACTTCCGTCAAGGCACAATCAACACACAGGATTTTTCTGTCAAAAACACAGCACCCAACACAGTGGTGTCCATCACAGAAAACAACATCAACAATGATGATGTGTTCCTATTCAAACTTGATCAGAATGGCGTGATTGAATCACGTTGGACCAAAGTGCCAGCCATCACAGGCAACAACATCATTTACAATTCATTGGAAAATTCTGTCAACAATCAATTTGCTGTTGTGAGCAAAGCCAACGATCAAATTGATCTTGTGTTTTCAGATGGCGTGTATGGCACACTGCCACAGGGCAACTTTAGATGTGCATTTAGACAGAGCAATGGATTGACTTATTATATTCAACCAACTAACATGCAGAACATTTCTATTGATGTGGATTACATATCAAGAAATGGTCAAGCCAACACACTCACAATCACAGCATCATTGAAATCAACTGTGACAAATGCTTCTGCTTCTGAATCAATCAGAGACATCAAGACACAAGCACCACAGAGTTATTACACTAATAATAGAATGATTACTCCTGAAGACTATCAGATTGTGCCTAAAATACAGAATCCATCTGTGGCCAAAGTCAAATCACAGGTGCGTACTTCATCTGGCATTTCAAGATTTTTAGATATTCTTGATCCCACAGGTGTGTACTCGCAGACAGACATTGTCTCAGATGACGGTATATTGTATCGTGAAGAAGACACAGAATCATTTGATTTCCAATTTGTGTCACGTGATGACATCAGAAAGGTCATAGTCAATCAACTGGATGATGTAATCAAATCATCATCACTCAAACAGTTTTATTACAAAAATTACCCCACACTCACAGCAACTTCAACAACCTGGAACAAATCCACACAGACCACAAACCAAGTGACAGGTTATTTCACAGATGGTTCACCAGTGGCAGTGGGATCATCTGCATCATCTAACATGAGATATGTGCAGGCAGGATCGTTGGTTAAGTTTACAGCACCGGCAGGTCAACACTTTATGATCAACAATGGCACACTAATGACAGGTGCATCCAGCGGTATGCCTGGATCACTTGACACTGTGTGGTCAGAAATTGTTTCTGTCACAGGAGATGGTTCTAACGGTGGGCAAGGCAATCTCGCTGACGGTACAGGTCCTATCACACTAAACGAACTGGTGCCTTCAACAGCAGTGTTGGCAGAAATTATTGCTAAATTTGATACCACACTGACAACTACTCTACAAGATTCTATCCTTGCACAAGTGGTGTTATACAACAATTTTGGACTGGGATATGACACCAACACAGCCACTTGGTATGTGATTGCAGAAGATGATCTCAACACGGGTGCATTTGATCTAGGCAATGCTCAAGACACCACAAGTTCTAATTTAGATGCTTCCTGGTTGATAAGATTTTCAACCAATGGT